GATCGCGGGCGACAATGAACCCGAAGCTGGAGCCGGTAATGTCTTTGCGTCGCAGGGAAACCATGAGGTCGCGTGCGAACTGCGTATCAGGCGGATCGATTTCATATGCCAGGCCGCGCGCATCCACGCTGAGGCGCATGGTGCCGGAGGTGGTACGTCCCAGGACAAGGTTAGGATCGTGGTTGAAGAGGCCGCGCACGTCGGGGTTGGCGACCAGCACGCTATCGAAGGCGTGAGGGTCGATTTCCTCGTGGAGTTCCTGATAGTATCCGAGATCCTCGCTGGGAGAATCAAAGACGGCACCGTAGCCGCCGATCTTGAGAGGCTCATCTTCGGCAGAGACGCGAAACTCTATCTGCCGAAAGGTGCGGCGCTCGATTTGCGCGGACTGCTTATTATGAGGCATGGGCGAATCCCTTCATGGCCGTAGCGGCCCCGGCTTCCCGGTAAGTGTTTAGGAGGATGGAGCGGACAGCTTTAGTCAGTTCGATTGCGGCAATTTTTCCGGCTTCGGCAGGTACCCACGAGGCGGCGCGGCCCTCGATGGACTTGAGCGCGGAGCGGATAAAGCGCTCGGAGCCCGCGTCCCAGGCGTCATCAAGCTCAAATTCCGCCGATGCTTGGCGCTTTGCCTCTTCGGAAATGGATGTAAAAACAGGCGTAAAACAAGCTGAAATAGACTCGTAATCGCGCTTATTGCGGGCTGTAAAGCGCCCCACAGCGTCACGGAAGAGCGGAATGTAAGCCTGAGCCAGCGGGCCGAGGAAAGAGCGCTCTGCCGGGGTAGGAATGGCGGCGTTGGGGTCTGTGTCGATAGGTTGATCCTGAATGGATTCCGTATCGAGCAGGCGCGCCGCGTTTTGCATGTTAACCGGCACGATGTACGTATCCAGCTCCGGGCCTCCGGCGTTGTCGCCCAGTTTGCGGAGTACATCGTTGGCCGTGTACCAGCCCCATTGGCGGCCAGCCGCGAAACCAGCTTGCGTGGTGGCAAAGTCGCCCCGGCAACGTTCAGATACGTCGAAAGCCACGATGTACTTGTTGGCCTTACGCCCCTGAGTGGGAAGCAGCTTGCGAATGAACTCCGCTTCGAAACGTCCCAGGTACGGGCGCAGAGTGTCGGTGACAAATTGCAGGCTCTGCTGCTCGTGATTGGAGTTGCTGAGGCGCGTGGTGTCGCCCACCATGTGCGGAGGGACGCGGAAGAAACCAGCTATCTCAGCGCGTTGAAATTGCCGGGTGGCGAGAAACTGCGAATCCTCGGGGCTGAGACCGATTTGCTGATACGTCCAGTCGCCATAGAGGAAGGCCGTTTTGCCCTGATTGGTCCCACCATGTTCGCGATTCCATGATTCCGTCAACTCGGTTTTATCTTTAGGGGTTGGCTTCGCCCCTTTGTTCATCAAAACTCCGCCCGGCTTGGAGCCATTGCCGAAAAAGCGCGCGCCAAATTTCTCCGTTGCCTTGGCTAGGCCGAGAGACTGCCGCGCCAGCTTGATCGGCGAGATACCTCGCAATCCGTCAAAACTGAAGAGAGGGACGTGCAGCATATCCTCAGCTTGGATGATGCGGGTTTGGCCGGTCGGCATCCCGTCAGTGGTGCGGTAAGCGATTTTGTTGTCCGGTTGGCGGAATGGCTCCGTCTTGAGCGGATGAAGCGGCCAAAGAGCGACCGGCTGCTTGTTGGCATTGCGCTCAATTTCCGCGTAGCAGTTGCCGGTGAGTGCAAGGCAGCCAGTGAGCGTCTCGAAGAAAGTGAAGCTGGACATCTCCGGGTTGGGCTCGACAGCCAGGAGATAGTAGAGAAGCGCATCCACGGCCAACTGGCGACCGCTGGCCATCAGTTCGTAGAGCTTGAAGGGGAGCGATGCAACCGACTCTGCCAAGACACGGACACACGCATAGACGGTGGTGATTTGCAGCGCCGTGCTTTCGTTGATTAGCTCGCCGGAGGCCGTGGGTTCACCGCCCACAAGCCATTCCCAGATAGCGGGGCTATTGAGAGGAACGGCTGGGTTGTCGAGCGGGTTGCCGGAGCGATGCTCACTCCGCGACACCGTGATTTCATGTCCAAATATTTTCATGCGTCTCTCTTGTAGCCAGGCTGGAAGCTAGGCGAAGAAAACGCCCACGCCGGACGAGTTGGAAGTTGCCATGGCACGGCCCAGCGCCATGATGAGCGCCACAATGCCGTCGATTTTTTCGCGTGACTTGCCTTTATCCGGCTTGATGGTTCCAGCCGGATCAATTTTGACCATGACGTTTGCGGCCATCCAACGGAGGACGGGGTTGGCATCGTGCGCCAGCTCTTCGGTTAGCACCAATTCAAGAAGCCGCTTGGTGGGCGCGGACATATCGGCGAAGCCCTGTCCTGCGGGAACCATCACCAAACCGTCGTCGATGAGGTTGGTAACGATGTCGGTTGAGTTCCAACGGTCGAAGGCTATTTCGCAGATGTCGAATTCTTCGCGCAATTCCAATATTTTTGCGCGAATGAATTTGTAGTCGATGACATTGCCATCGGTAAGCTCGAAGAGTCCATCGCGCTTCCACAGGTCGTAAGGAACTCGGTCGCGTTTGCAACGGATTTCGATGTTATCGCCAGGAAGAAAGAAGTAAGGCAACACATACCAGCGCGGGTCATCGTCAGTGGGCTCAAATAAGAGCACAAAGGCCGCAATATCCGTAGTGGTAGACAGATCGAGACCGCCAAAGCAGCGGCGGCCTCGAAGTAACTCGCGGTTGATAACAGCCTTGCAGCGGTCCCACTTGTCGAGCGGCATCCAAAGCGAGTGCGATGTGGTCCATACACAAAGCCGGAAGCGCAGAAACGTATTGAGAGAGCTTGGATCGCCTTTCGCCTTGATAGCCTGCTCACGCATTTCTGAGAGCTTGATAGCGGTTCCCCAGCAGGGCGTTGTCTTCGGCCAGTTCCGTTCGTTTTCCCACCCGTCAGGGGTTTCAACATCTTCGGGGTCAAGGCCGCAAATCCAAGAGAACCATGTGTCGTCTGGAACCAAGCCGTTCAAAACTTTTTCGGAATACTCGCGCTGCTTGAAGCACACCGAATTCTGGTCGTATCCGCTATTGGTGATAGCGAACATGAGCGGCTGAGTTGTCTTTCCCAATCGGGAATAGAAGGCATTCCAGACGCCATCATTTTGATGGGCGTGCAACTCGTCGATGCAGACAAAAGAAGGACGCAAGCCCTGAAGGTTTTGATCCTCAGAAGCGCACGGCTCAAATTTACTGCTCGTATCCGGATCGCAGATGTTCTCTACGCCGATGAGCAGATGCTCGCGGAGATAGTCCGATTCTTTGGCCATCGTCGCGGCTGTGTTGAAAATGCGCTTGGCCGTTTTGCGGTCGGTGGCAGCGGCGTAGACCTGCGCTCCCGCCTCGCCGAAAGCGTGTAGCTCATAAAGGCAGAGACCTGAGAGAATCAGAGACTTGAGGCTGCCCGCCCCCATCTCGCTATAGGCGACTTTGAAGCGCCGGCGCTTACGTCCCTTTTCGTCCTTGCGCTTCCACCCATAGAGAATCCACAACAGAGCCTGCCAGGCCGGATCGAGAACGATAGGCACGCCGTAGTAATCGCCATCCACGCCGACACAAAAGAGCGGGAAATAGTCGATGACTCGCTGCGCGGACTTGCGATCAAAAAACAGGCTGCGATCTGCCCCTTCCTTAAGGTCGCGGCAATGGCGCTCTATCTGGAGGCGCACTAACTTCGAAACCGGGATACGGCCAGCCAGTACGTCGGCGATGTATTTCTCGGCGACAGATCGGCGGCGGCTGGACATTGGCGGGAATCATCCACACTTCTGGTTTAGGAACGCGACTCGCGGGTCGGTACTGGCCTTCTTTGGCGCGGATGAACTTGCGCCAGACACTGCCCTAACGCCGAGCCTCGCACGGCCGCTGCCTGTACCTCCCAGCTCGGAACGAATGCGCATCATGGCGGAAAGTTCAGCGCCGGAAATTTTTCTGCCCGCATCAAGTTCGGCCTTGAAGCGGCAGTAGTCTTCCAGAGCGTCGCGGTCAGAGAATGTAACCCAGGGCCACATGGCGAGGCAGTTACTCCATAGTTCGCGCAGCTTCTCGGCTTTCTGGTAGCCCATGGCTGGGTGAAAGATCATCCACTTTTTAGGCGGCTCACCTACTGGGACCTTCGGCGGATCAGGCTCACCCGCGCGGTCCTTCCTGCGCCCAGGGTTCTTCTTGTACGCTCCTGTCAACTCAAGAAGATTCGTCGGTTTAGGAGGTCTGCCAGCCATAAAGGAACCTTCGCGGATTGCCGGAGCGATTTTCACGCGCTACAGCAGGGGTTATGAGAGCAGCAACGAGCACTGAAATTGCGCCTTCGCTTGATGCCGTTTTACGTCTGCAATTTCTAGAAAACTTTCATTTTGTGGACGTGTAAATGAATCTCATCATCGGTCTAGAGCGGCTACCTTTCGCAGGATTTTGACCCCCCATCCCCCTACGGAGCCCATCCTCATCCGAAGTGTCCAAAACCGCCATCTTCCGTGGCCGTCTTCCGGTCATGGTCAGCCTTCGTCAAACCCTGCCAGTTGCTGCGATCCCAAAAGAGATTCATATTGCCGCGATGCGGAATGATATGGTCAACAACCTCGGCCAGCATCACGCGGCCTTTGTGCTCGTGGAAGTAGTCAACAGCTAGAGGATGTGCCCGTAAATACGCTTTGCTTGCCTGTTGCCATGCGTAGCCGTAACCACGCCCGGCAGACGAAGGGCGCTGCTCTTTCGCAGCCCCCTTCGCCCGACACGCATCACAGTAAGCACCGGACACCTGCTTTCCGCAACGTCCTCGGCATGTGCGTAATGCGGCATACGGCATGGATTAGACCGTTACGTCCAGATCGGCCAGCAACTGTGTCCAGTCCGCGCCAATCTCCACAGCCAACGCCTTGACCGCAGCCACAAACGCAGTCAAATGCGATTGCAACGTTGGCGCTTCGCTCACAATTGCAGCCAGTGCAGCTTCATCCGCCGCAAGGTTCGTTCCTGCGCTTCCAACGGCAGCCGCAATCGACGCGGCCGGTTTGGCAAATGCAAGCGAAGCCGTCACCACGTTCTGCACCAACGGCAC